GAGCAGACTCTAACGGCACTGCTATTGAGTCAACTGACCCTGCTGATTGGGGTTTCAATGTCGCTGACGTATTTGCTAAAGCGGCTGAACTAGAAGCGGCAGAACCTCTACGTCTACTACGTGCAGAGCGTGACCGTCTAATCGCTGAGACTGATTGGTGGGCATCGTCTGACTTGACTATGACTCCTGAACAGACAGCTTACAGACAGGCTCTACGTGACATCACTAACAGCTACACAAGTCTTGAAGATGTTGTGTGGCCTGTGAAGCCATAGGAGGTTTCTTATGAGTTCTATTATACGAGGGTCAGATAACTTTGACTCTTCAGAACTAGGAAACCCTCCAACCATTCAAACGTTCACTTCATCTGGTACGTGGACTAAGCCTAATGGGTGTAAGACTATTAAAGTTACAGTTATAGGCGGTGGTGGTTCAGGCGGTCGTGGTACTACCTATATTAATACTGCTGGTGGTGGCGCAGGTGGTACTGCAATCAAGTTTATTGATGTAACTTCAGTATCTACCGTCTCTGTTACAGTAGGCGCTGGTGGCGCATCTAGTGCATCTGACGGCAACGCAGGTGGTACTTCATCTTTTGGTGCGTACTGTTCTGCTACAGGAGGCACTGGTGGCCTAAGCGGCTATGCTTATGTAAGTTATGGCGGTGACGGTGGTGTAGGCACTGGTGGCGCTCTTAACATTAAGGGTGGCTCTGGCTCTCCCGGCTATCAGTACGGTAACTACGGTATGTCTGGTAATGGCGGTGATTCCACTTTTGGTGGGGGCGGTCGAGCCTCTATGGGAGTGAACGGACAAGATTCATCAGTTGCTGGTGGTGCTTATGGCGCTGGTGGCGCAGGAAGCATTAATATCTCTGGCGTATCTCCAGCAGGCGCAGATGGTGTAGTAATAGTAGAGGAGTTTTACTAATGGATATTTTAATTCAAAACGGTAAGGCACATGAGCTATTCCCAAACGGTGCACCAGAACTTCATCCTTTACTAGAAGTAGTTAAAGGTTACACAGGTGAAGTTAATCAAGGTGACGTATGGGATGGTACTTCATTTACTACTCCTCCTGCTTCTGAAGATACTCGCACATACGCTGAGAAACGTGCTTCTGAGTACCCTTCTATTGGCGACCAGCTTGATGCTCTATTCCATGCAGGAGCATTTCCAGCGGAGATGGCGGCACAGATTCAGGCTGTTAAAGATAAGTATCCGAAGGAAGGTAACTGATGGCTACCACTAAGATTAGATCAGGTGCTATTGAAGATGGTGCAGTAGCAGCAAGTGGCCTAGCTATTGAGGTTTACACAAAAGAAGAAGTAGATGCTATGCCTAAAACACAAGGCATGATTCACGGTTTTGATGTAAACCCTTCTACAGGTGTGCTTACATGGACAGCAGGAGTTACAGAGTTGTACGATGGTAATTTTGAACCCTTGAATGACTCTGTAATTGTTGGAACAGATGATATGACTTTTAGTGTAGACACTAACGGTCATCTAATTATGACTATAGGTTAGGAGAATTAAATGGCTACACAAGTCGATTTAGGAAAAATTCGCCCAGTATGGAAGGGCGATTGGGCAGCATCAACTGCCTATGAACGTAATGATATGGTTCGTGAAGGTGTTAACTCTTACATTTGTGTAACAGCGCACACTTCAGGAAGCACATTTAATGATGCTAACTGGCACGTACTAGCTTATGGTTCTGATATCCCAGAGCAAGCAGGTAACGCTGGGTTTGCGCTAAAAACTGATGGTACTAATTTATCCTGGGGTCTTGCTGGTGGTGTAATTGAGTTTGACTCAGCACAATCAGGTGAGCAAGATGGTTGGAGTATTGGTAATGGTTTTTACCCTGCCACTCGCTATGCAGTATCAGTTACAACTACATCCTCAACAGATATTGTTAAACTTGATGCTCGTATGTCTTGGTCTTGTTCAGACACAGATGAAGAGGTTGGCTTTTCTTGGGCTATTAGTACAGATGGTTCCAACTGGAGTCGTCTTACTTCTCAAGGAGTAATAGGTAATAATAGTGGACTTCCTTCTACTTATGGTACAACAACTGGTCAGCATAATGGTGGCACTAACAATACTTTAATGGGTGGTGCTTATGGTGTAATGGATGTTATTTACGTTCCTGGTTCAATAGGTACATTTTATTTTTGCCCTGCAATAGATGGAAACTCGAATACATCATCTACTATGTACAACAATCGATTTGCAGCTAATAACGCAGGAGAAACTTGGGATAGACGAGGTTCTAGTTGCGTAACAGCAACGCTTATTTCAGGAGGAGTTAGAGCATGATTATTGATATGATTCAGGCTATTAAAAAAGTAGCAGACGCTAATAGTGAAGTATGGGATGGTTTTTTTGTATCAGGTATTTTTGAAGATACTTTTACAGACGAGCAATGGGGTGAAAATGTAGTGGTTCCAGAAGGTTCTTCGGTAACCCCTGATGCTGTTCGTGCAATTCTTGATGAATTTCAGGCTGAAGAATCAGTCCGTCTTGTACAGTTGGACAGAGCTAAGGCTTACCCAAGCATCCAAGAGCAACTTGATATGCAGTACTGGGATTCTATTAACGGCACTACTACTTGGGCAGATGCTATTGCAGCAGTAAAAGCAGCTAACCCTAAACCTTAAATAATTTATGTTTAACCAGATTTTTGTAGGTATAATTTTAGCAGGAGGAGCAGCTGGGTACTTTTACTATAATAGTACTCAGGCTGAGCTCACTACTTTGCGTAATCTTAATCAAGCCTATGAAGTAAAGTTTAGTCAGCAGGAAGAAGCTATGGCTTCTCTGCAGGCTGACTTTGAACTACAAACCAAAGGCTTGCAGGAACTGCAGGTAAAGAATCAAGAAATCCAAGGCGAAATGGACCGCTACCTAGATATCTTTAAGCGACATGATCTTACAAGACTTGCTGCTGCAAAGCCTGGGTTAATTGAAACTAGGGCAAATAAAGGTACAAAGGAGGTATTCGATGGTATCGAAGCTGACAGTGCTAGTATCGATTCTCTTGATGACGGGGTGCAGCTTGCTCCAGTCACCACAGGAAGTACAAATAGTAACTAAACCTGTAGAGAGACAGATTGCACAACCAGTACTACCTAGGGCAATTGATCTTAAAGAGCCTCAATGGTACGTAGTATCTGACAAAAACTTAGAAGAGTTTCTGACTAGAGTAGAAAAAGAAGAGGGACAAGTAGTGTTCTTTGCAATGTCTGTACCTGACTACGAGTTAATGGCATACAACATGCAAGAAATTAAACGCTACATCCGTGAAATGAAAGAAGTAGTAATTTACTACAGAAAGGTAACAACTAATGAACAAGACAGCAGTATTCGAACAACTCAAGATTGATGAAGGAGTTGTATATGAGATTTATAAAGATCACCTTGGGTACCCTACGTTTGGTGTAGGCCACCTAGTTTTAGAGTCAGATCCTGAACATGGGCAACCTGTTGGTACTCCAGTGTCAGAAGATCGTGTTAAAGAGTGCTTTGATAAAGATCTAGAAACTGCTATTACCGAGTGTGTAACTCTGTATGGTGAAGAGTGGGATGGTTTCCCAGGTGAAGTACAAGAGATCCTAGTTAATATGATGTTTAACATGGGTCGTCCACGTTTGTCTAAGTTCAAGAACTTCTGGGCTGCTATGAGCGCTGAAGACTGGAACAAGGCTGCTGACGAGATGATTGACAGTCGTTGGTATCGTCAGGTGGGTAAACGTGCAGAGCGTCTTGTAGAGCGAATGCGTAACGTTTAGCTAAAGAGGAAACACAGGTGGTTAGGTTTTTTGCGGCAGTATTTCTGACATTTGCGACAAGTGTAACACTTGCGGCAGACCCTATTGTAACAGAGTCTACTACTGATAGTACCGTACGTACTGAAGGTAATATGACTACTACTATCAATCAACCACCACCTTCTGCTATTTCACCACAATTTAGTGGTGGGTCTAATTCAGACTTATGTACTATTGGGGTAGCTGGCGCTGTACAAACTCAAATTCTGGGTATCAGCGCCGGTACTACCTTTACAGAAGAAAACTGTATTCGCTTAAAGAATGCTAAGACCTTATTTGATATGGGTATGAAGGTAGCTGCAGTATCAGTTATGTGTCAAGACAAAAAAGTATTTGATGCTATGATGCATGCAGGTACACCTTGTCCTTATATGGGTAAGATTGGTGCTGAAGCTCAGTTAGCATGGGATTCTCACGTAGAGCAAACAACTAAAGAACTAGAGGCGTCTGATGAGCTTAGCGATAAAGAAAAAGGCATTTTTGGCGTTGGCGGTATTGCTGCCTTACTACTCTTACTCTGATTCGATAACACCTTATTATGACCAAAGCGGAAATGCTGCTAGTAGTGGCAATACTTGGGGCATGGACAGTGTCTTTCCTACAGGCATACCAGGCCTAGATGTACAAAATGTTATATACAGTTATACTATTCACAAAGAAACTCAAGACCAAGTAGACGTCTCTGTACAGAATGAGAATGCACTTGGGACAGGCTACATATTTCGAGAGACCGATAGCTGGATGCCTGGATCATTAGATGGTACACAAATTAATAAAGCTGTACCAGTAATACCAAACATTCCTAGGGAAGCTTGGGGTAATGGCTCTATACAGGTAGACGGCAATGGTTCTGTATCTGATGCAAATGTTATTTACACTTATAAAGTAGACCCTTGTTACGATCCTCAGTTTGATCCTAACTGCCCAGGTTACCAAGTGGTTATGCCAGACATTCCAGAGCCTGACCTAAGTCAAGTATATGACGCTACAGAAGATTCAAAGATACAAGAAGTAGACGATAAAGCGAAATATAAATCAGATGAAGAAATGTCTGATGAAGAAAAAGAGGCAGAAGAACAGGAAGAAAAGAGAGACAGCAAAGAGCGTTTAGAAAAAGCTTTAGCTGCTGCTGATAACTCTGTGATGTTTGCTAACGCAGTAGCTCAGGCCCAGCTCTTAGAAAGTATGACCCTAGCTACCAACGTTACCTCTTACTACAAGGCTTCTATACCTGGTGGGGTATATAAAGAAACTGTCAGTTTACCTGACAAACAAATACCAGATAACCGTAACGGACGAAGAAACGGCCTGGCACAACAACTATTGCACAACCAAATGGTTGATATGCAGTATAGCAAATAATAAACAGGAGACAACATGTTTAATAAAATTGCTTTAGTTGCATTAGGGCTATTCACTAGTTCTTATGTATATGCAGAAACTGTACCTATTAATGGTGTTGTAGAGTCTCGTTGCATCATTCAAACTGATGTAGCTGGTACCTACGGTAACCCAAACGCATACACTTTGTCAACAGCTCCTGCTGATGGTGGTGAGCCTGCTGTGATTCGTTTTGATGTATCATTAGCTAATGCTTACTATGCTGAGATTACAGCTCCAGAGAGCTTTTCTACAAGCCCTTCTATTAATGATACTTTAACTTGGACTGGGGATACTGAAGTTAAAGCAGTATCTGATGCTACAGGTATGGGATCATATGAAACCGATAAAGTAGAGCTAGGTATGATGGACCGTTACGACTTAACTGCTACAGGGTCGACTTGGTTTAAGACTTCTTCGGAGGTTACCCTAGGAGGCAATAAAGCATTTCCGGGTGGTAATTATACATCATTGGTTCTAGCAGAATGTATCGCAAAATAGCGGCTATGTTATTGGTGTTAAGCTCGTGGGCTTCTGCTCATGAGATGACACCTACATACCCAAAACTAGTGCCTTCTCATGTGGAAGGTATCTATGTTGCAAAGATGACTGTGTTTAACCGTAGGCAAGACGTACAGTACTACGAACTAGGGGTATTTGACGGTAAGTTTTCTCCTATACCTTTTACTGCTGCGTATAAAGTAATAAAACTAAATTACCTGCGTAAAGTAAATTTAGATGTTTACATAAGAGAACAAGATATAAACAAAGTTGTTTACATTTGCTCACAGTCAAAGTTAAGAAAGGATGACAGTGTACGAACTGCAGTAGCATCTCGTATCTGTTCTAAAGTTAAATAATATGAAGAAACTAGCTCTATTGTTATTAGTATGTATTCCTGTTATGGCAGAGACAAGTTCACTGAACTTAGCTTTACCATCCACTCCAGGCATGTATGGACAAGACAGTATAAGAGCTGGTGACCTAGACTGCAAAAACTCTATTGGTGGCAGCACTAATGTAGAATTTGGGGTTACAGGTATTATTTCAGCTTCTGAAGATAACACTATTTCTGGTACAAAAGATGTAGGGGTATTTGCAAGAATTGTAATACCTCTTGATGGTCCTAAAGAACGTATTAACTGTAACTCGTTATATGAGTTAGAGCTACGTAAGAAACGTTTAGAAGTTCTAAAACTACAACAGGAACTAGAGACTCTTAAGCGTTTAAACAATAATAATAACTTTGAGAATTAACTATGACTGAAAAGACAATTAGTGACGATACCTATGATGTATTAAAAGACGCAGATATCGATGGTGATGGCCACATCTCTAAAGAAGAGATGAGCATTTACTTAGAAGATAAACGTCGTCGTATGGAAGACGATGATGCCCAGCGTGACGCTATCCGTAAAATGGCATGGTTCTCTTTAATCGGTCTTCTGATTTACCCAATTGGTATTGGTATTACATCTGCAGCTGGTTTAGATAAAGCATCTGAACTTATTGCTGATATCGCCCCTACTTACTTTGCTTCTATTGCAGTACTAGTTTCTGCATTCTTTGGTGCTGATGCGTTAAAAGGCAAGAAGTAATGGAGACCAGTGGTTGGCATCTAGTAGCTGTAAATCCTTGGTATAGGACTTACTACAACCATAAAACAGAAGAGGTAAAACATGTTAGAGCTTATTCTTGAACAGATGTACAACTACTGGATGTTTACTGCTGTAGCAGTACTAATCTTAGTTGGCTGGGTGATTAACTTATTCGGTGTAGATCAGAATGAAGACCTGGTGGGTTTCAAGTACGAAGAAATGCCACATATGCGTCCTATCAGAATTCCTACGGATGGTAGAGGATTTTGGGGTGCCGTATGGTGCTGGTTCTGGGAAGTACGTAACTGGGAGATTGTAAAGGACTGGGAATTCGAACTAGAGGGTCAACAATACGTTATTCCAAAAGGGTTCGTATTTGATGGAGCGTCGGTACCTAAGTTTTTAGCTAGTTGGCTATCACCTGTAGGTATCTTATTGCTAGGTGGCCTTGTACATGATTTTATTTACAAGTATGAGACATTGGTTCTAAAAGGTAAAAAGAAGTGCGAGCCAAACTTCACCCAAAAAGAAGCTGATCAATTATTCCGTGATATCAACATTGAACAAAATGGTATTCATGTACTGAACTATGCAGCGTACTATGCTTTACGCTTAGGTGGATTTGTTGCATGGAACGGTCACCGTAAAAGGGATTCAAAATGGCAGAAGTAGAATTTGCTGGGATGACGTTTAAAGGTGGGAAGATGATGATTCTTCTCACCGCTCTTTCTACGTTAGGCGGCGGAGCCTGGGCAGGTTTTGAGTTCTATAAAGATTATATGGACATGCGTGATGTAGTACAGAACATTGATACTACTGAAATAGAAAACCGTAATAAGCTAATAGAGCAAAAACTAGATGATGCCCTAGATTACTCTCGGGATATTAAGAATGATTTGCGTGATCAGATTAATGTGCTAGATAATAATGTACGTAGGGTAGAAAAACTCGTAAGAGAAACTGAGCAAACTACTCGGGATATTATTCAGAACGCTGAAGAGCGGTTTGATAATAAACGAGATGCGTTACAAAATATGTATGATACTAAGGCGGGAGCTTTACGAGATACTACAGATCAAAAGATTAAAGATGTAGAGGATCGACTAAACTCTAAACTTCAAAGAGCCCTTGATAATCCTTTGGCTAATTGATATTAGCTGTGGTATAATACACAAAACTATAGTCTTTGTATCTTTGCGTTTACGAGAATAATAACAAATGGAGCCA